CGGAGCGTTTTAACCATGACGGAAACAAAGTTTTAAGGTGGATGGCATCAAATGCAGCGGGACTAGAAGACAGCAACGGAAACATGAAATTTCACAAGGGAAAATCAGGTGATAAAATTGACGGCATGACAGCCCTTGGTATGGCACTAGCGTTGTATATTACAGAGAATCCAGAGTCGTCAGCCTACAAGTCTGCCGGTTCAGGCGTCGTTCTTTTCTAAGGCTCAATAATGTACGGCGTTTCTGAAATCATCGCGAATCCATCCCCGACCGGAACCGGCCTGCAGAATCTTTCCGCGCGTGACGCAGGCGGCTGGACATCAATTACCGGAGGAGGAAGGTCATCTGCAGGCGTTCGGATCACTCCGATGTCGGTTATGGGTTACCCTCCGCTATGGCGTGCTATAAACCTAATCAGTTCGCGGGTTGCTGGCGTTCCGTTTGATTGCTTTAAGAGAAATGGAAGGGATCGGACATACGACGAGACGCACGCAGCAAATATTTTGCTATCAGGCGACGTAAATGAGAACATGGACGCGGGCACGTTCATTGAGACAATAACAGCCCATGCGGCGTTGTATGGAAACGGGTACGCTTTAATAGACCGTGATTCTCGCGGCATTCCGCTGGAAATGCTGTTGATGGACCCGCAGAGAACCTCGTCATCAATGAAGGATGGTCGCCTGTGGTATGAGACGTGGATTAAGGACGAGATTGTTCGGTTTCCGCAAAGAGACGTTTATCACATAAAAGGATTGAGCCATAACGGAATCGATGGAATGCACGTCATTGAAATCCTAAAGGATTCTATTGGCGTCGGCATGGCGGCTCAGCAATTCGGCGGGCGGTTTTTCGGCCAGGGTTCAAACGCTGGCGGCATTCTGATGATTCCGGGGCACTTCAGCGAAGAGAAGATCAGGAACACAATCGACGCATGGGAGAAGATGACGCAGGGGCTGCAAAAGGCTCACAAGGTCGCACTGCTGCAGGATGGGGCGAAGTTCCAGCAACTTACGATCACCAACGATCAGGCACAGTTCCTTGAGACGCGGCAATACGAAATCCGGGCGACGGTTGGAAACATCTACGGCATTCCACCGCATAAGCTCGGAGACGATACCCGCACGAGCCACAACAGCCTGGAGTCAGAGAATCAATCCCTGCTTGATGATTGCCTTAACGTTTGGTTGAAACGGCACGAGCGAGAAGCAAAACGAAAACTGCTGACCGATCGGCAACGGAAAAACAATACTCATTTCTTTGAGTTCAACCGCGAAGCTCTAATTCAAATGAGCTTTGAGACAAAAGTCAACGGAATCTATCGACAAACGGAAATGGGGCTTATTACATGGAATGAAGGCCGGAGAATGATGAACATGCCTGACATTGGACCGGACGGAGATAAACGTTTTCATCCCGCGAACTGGATGGAGGACGGGGTTGAACCTGTTCAAAAGCCTGCTCCGGCGGCGCAGAATCCCGCGCAAACTCCAGACAAAACACCACCAGAAACGCCACAGAACAACGTATTGCGGGCCATGATTGCCAGTTCCGTGACGAATGCACTGCAGATCGAGAAAGACCGCATCGTCCGGGCGTCGAAGCGGTCAGACGGTTTTCTGTCAGTCGTGGATTCAATCTACCAGACATGGACCGACACGTTCACGGCTGATCTCGGCTGGCAGTCGGCCGATACGGTCGTGGCAATCGCAAAGCATACCGAGGAAAGCAAACGTCAGGTCATGGACGTGGCTGGAGTGGCGACAAGCTCAACACTGGAAACTCACGTCAGAGATCTGGTTGCGTGCTGGTCTGATCGTGGGCAAATTCTGGTTGATAATCTTTTGAAGGCGGCGGTGAAATGAGACCACAAACAAAACTCACGGCAACGATTCCAGCACTTCGCGATTCTGTTTTCGATTCCAACTTCAAAATCACGTGCGCCGTTCAGGCCGATAGCGTCGACGTGTGGCTTCACGGCATTGTGGGCGACGAATACACGCAAACAGACTCGGCATCAATCAGCAAAGTGCTGATGTCGAATCGCGGCAAGCCTTTAAATCTGTACGTCAATTCCCCTGGCGGGCTGGCCTACGATGGGGTTGCCATCTTCAACGCGATTCAGGCCCACACAGGACAGACGACCGGCATTATCGAAGGGCTGGCGGGATCGGCAGCCAGTCTCGCTGTAATGGCCTGCGATACGATCAAGGCTTATGCGACAAGCAAGTTTCATCCGCATTATTCGCTGTGCATCGCGATGGGCCACAAGGCTGACATTGCAGACACGCTGCTGATGATGGAAAAGCTGGACGCGGATCTTGAGCAGCTTTACGCGACACGCACGGGAAACTCTGTCGAGGTGACAAAGTCGCATCTGATCGGGCCGCATGGCGACGGAACGCACTTCACAGCGGCCGAAGCAAAGGCAGCAGGCTATGTTGATGAGGTAATTCAGATCACTGGCAAGACTCCGCAGGGCAGTAAGCCAAAGAACGCAGTCAGTGCCGATCGTTTGCGAATGTGGAAACGAGCATTGACACGGTGACATACATCCGCTAACAATTCACGCATCAGCTCAGCGACCCATGAGGGCACGCGGGCAAATTTCGATCTGATGTTCATGAGAAGCGTCAATCGTTTTCAGTCTTGGTATTTCCAACACTGTCAGCGACTGACGCTTTTTCTGTTGGTCCTGACGCAAAGTTAAAGGATCAAACACAGTGGACGAATTTCAGAAACTTGTTGGCGAGCGAACCACGCTACTCGATCAGGCTCAGGCACTGGTTGACGCAGGCGTAACGGCTGGCTCACTCAGCGAAGACGATGACAAGAAGATCGGCGAATTGCACGCTCAGGCAGAAGCCCTGACTGCAAAAATCAACGATCTTCAGGCCGCAAACGATCGAGCCGCAAAAGCACTCGAAGCACAGAACAAGCTGAAGGCAACTCGCCTGAATCCGCTTGTGAACCGAATCAAGATGATCGGCACGAATGCTCCTGCAATGCCATCGAATGGCGGCAACGGTGCGTTTAAGCTGCCCGCCAATGTTCGCCGGGCAAACCCAAGCAACTTTGCTCCGCACGCTGACGAGGCAGGACGGCAGCCGGTTGAACGTGCTTACCGTTTTGGCCAGTGGGCACTCGCCACCGCCACAATGTGTATGCCGGGCAAGTTCCAGTTTTACAACTCGGTTGAGTTCTGTCAGCAAAACGGACTGATGAACGTCCACGGGGAAGGTGGCGGCGATGTTTCTGGAGCTGGCATCTTTGTCCCGGACGAATTTTCGACGGACATTATCAGGCTTGTCGAGCAATACGGCGTTCTACGTCGGCTCGTTCCAGCAACATTGATGACTTCGGAAACGAAAACGACTCCGCGACGTGTTGGCGGGCTGACTGCTTATGCAGTCGGTGAAAATTCAGCCGGAACAGAGTCAGACGCTGAGTGGAACGAAGTGAAGCTCGTTGCCAAAAAGTGGATGGTTCTCACTCGCATGAGTAACGAACTGGCCGAAGATTCCGTGGTATCGATCGCCAACGAATTGATCCGCGAAATTGCTCTGGCATTTGCTTATGCCGAAGACTTGGCGGGCTTTACCGGAACCGGCACATCGACGTTTAACGGCATCGTGGGAATTCTCACGAAGCTTGACACACTGACGGCTGGAACTGCTCCGGGCCTGATTCTTGGTGCGGGCAATGCCTACAGTGAACTGACGCTAGCAAACTTCAGCAGCGTTGTGGCTGCTTTGCCACAGTACGCCGCCGCAAGCCCTCGCTGGACATGCCATCGCACGTTTTTCTACAACGTGATGCAGCCTTTGGCTCTTGCTGCTGGCGGAACGACTGCGGCCGACATTGCCAACGGCATCGCAGCACAGTTTCTCGGCTACGCAGTCGAGTTTTCTCAGGTCATGCCATCAGTGGCGGCAAATAGCCAGATTCCTGTCATCTTTGGCGATCTCGCACTGGGCTGCCAGTTTGGTGATCGTCGCATGATGAACATCGAATTCAGCGATCAGGTTTCCGTTGGCGGGCAGTCCGTTTGGGAACGCGATCAGATCGCAGTGAAGGCAACCAGCCGAAACGATTTTGTATGCCACGACTTTGGAACCAACTCGGCTGCAGGGCCGATTGTCGGTTTGGAAATGGCCGGAAGCTAATCGACGGCTGACACGATACGCGGGGCTTCGCGTTGAAGCCCCGCACTCTTTGCGAATCATCCTCAAGGGGAAACCATAGTGAACAATCTGGACTTCAAACTTGTGAGCATCACGCCACCAGCGGCGATCTCGGACAATGCCACGCTGACAACTGGCGAGATTGACACGCTCGGCTGGTCATACCTGACGATTGTCGTCTACGAAGGCGCGACCGACATTGCAATGGCAGCCTTGTCTGTCACGCAGTCCGACACATCCGGAAGCGGACACGCAAACGTGACCGGCCTCGTCTGGGGCACATCAACAAACATCGACGGCAGCACGTCAGCACTGCCTTCCGCGACCGATGACAACCTGTTTCAGGTTGCTCAGATCGACCTGAAGGGCAAGAAGCGATATATCGACGTGACAGCCACAACGGGCGACGGAGCGGCCGGAACCTACATTGCAATTCTCGGCATTCTGAGCCGTCCACAGGTTTCACCGATTTCATCATCTGAAGCCGGTGCAAACGAAATCCTGCGAGCGTAATCATGCAAACAATCACGTTCCTCCGTGGTTGGCAAGGGCGGGCCGTGGGGTCGCAAGACTCACGGCTGCCTCTTGGCATCATGAAAACTCTGGTAATGGCTGGCACCGCTGAGTTTACGACTCAGGGCATGCAGCCACAACATCAATCAAAGAAGCATCGATCTAAACGATGAGCACGACCTACAAAGTCACGACAGAGCCGACGACTGAGCCAATCACATTGGATCAGTTCAAAGACGCTCTGCGCGTGACTGGTTGTGACTTCGATGAGCAGCTTACAGAACTGCTGAAGGTGTGCCGCAAGCAAGTGGAACACGACAGCTATCGAAAGCTGATCACCCAGACGGTTACGTTGTACATGGACGACTTTCCGGATGAGGACGAAATCGAAATTCGTCTTGCTCCGGTGTCGGCCATCAACTTCGTGAAGTATTACGACGAATCAGAAACGCTGCAGACGTTGCCAGTCGGCGATTACTGGACGAATCTGATCGAAACACCTCCGGAAATCGAACTAAAACTTGGCTACTCATGGCCGATGGTTCAAATCGAGCGGCCCAACGCAGTTCAGGTTGAAATGGTTTGCGGATACGGGGCTGCGTCAGCCGTTCCGGTTGAAGCAAAGCTGGCGATCAAAGAACTCGGCAAAATGAATTGGAAAGACTGCACAGGAAGCCGGGCAGTTTATGACAGGCTGATGAATCAACTGGCGTGGACGGGTTACGGAGTGGCACAGGGATGAAATGCCTTTCCGAGTATGACAAAAAGGTGACGATTCAAAAGGCTGTCGGCACTGCAGACGCTCACGGTCATGTCGATCTGACAACGGGAAGCAACTGGCAAACATATGCCACGGCGTTTTGTAAGGTCATCACGAAGGGCGGTCGAGAGTTCTGGAAGGTGCAGCAGGTCAACGCTGACACAGATCAGGCGTGGACAACGCAATGGTCAAAGACGATTCAAAACGTCACGCCTGATATGCGGCTTGTTTTTGAGGGGAACACGTACGAAATCCTGACGGCAATAGATGTCAACATGGACCATGAAGAGATTCAGATTTTGACACGTCGTAAGGTGGTGTGATGTTCGGACTCAGCGGTGATCGCGAACTAAAAAAGCAGATGGAGAAGCTGAGTAAGGCTGTCAACAACAGGATCTCAAAAAAGGCTTTGGGTGTCGGCACAAAGATTGTCGCAAAGGCCATTAAGAAACAGATCCCGAACAGTCAAAAGAGTGCCAGAAAGGCAATTGGATCTTCTGTTCAGAGACCCAAAAAAGGAGCATGGAAAGGCTGGACGTTTGCTAAGGCTGGCGCTGGCGTAGGAATG